ATTTGACCAACACCGCCAGGTACCGGCGACCCCTCAGTAGAGCCAGGTCCCGTTTGGAGCACCTCAGAGAAGGCGATAGTTTGCTTGCCACCGCCGAGGTATTCAGGACGTTGAAGGCGAGCATCCGAAGGCCGAACGCCGAGGTAGCGCAGGTATTCCGTGTACCGGGAACCATACTGTGCACGAGCCTCCTGATAGCGCTGCAGAGCGAACGAACGACGCAGATCATTGACGTTAACCGCAGAGGCCGAAGTCAGGTCCGCGTATAGCGCCGGATCCTCCCACGGCATCGACGTCGACATTCCCGCACTTTGGGCGAGCATCGCATGAATAGCGCCGTCAGCCGTAGGCATTGTCAGACCGGAAGCACCAGCTGGGGTTGAGAACGTCGGAACCCTAGTCCCGTAAGGCATCACCGGAGCGGTGGCTTGAAGCGAAAGGGAAACGTCAGGGCCCTTTTGCGGCCACGGCCGCGCGGACGTGAAGTAATCCTTTTCCCAAGCGCAATTGGCTACCGTGTTGTCGAACAAGTCGCGCTCTGTCGCGAGATCCTGGTCCCGATAGAACTCGTTATAGATCAGGTTGTAGGACAGGACCGGAAGCGCAGACACCATGCCAGGACGACCGGGTTGGACGCCGAGGTAATCCAGCAGCCCACCGTTAGCCGTACCAGCATTTTCAATCGTGGGGTATGGGTCACCCGGATCGACGATACCCGTACCGTCAGGGCCGCCCGTTATGAAGTTTTCCCATTGGCCCCAAACAAGACGATGCGGCACGAACCAATGGTGCACTCTCACCGAAACCGGGTGCATAACCGGAGCCATAAGTGGAGAAACCCGAACCAGCAGAGAAGTCGCCTGCTGGACTGTGTCGCCCGGGAGAACCTCGAAGCAGCCCACCGGGATCAGCTTCCCCATGTCGCCCGTCACGAGGCGATAGTGGCTGAGACTGTGTTTCGATCTTTTCATTACATCCTCGTTCCGATTTTGAGGCCTCGACGCCCGTAGGAACCACGACGACGGGAACGACTGAACACGCGACGAGCAACTGAACGACCGCGAAAGCTACGACGACGACGACCGTACGACATGGCTTACCTCCTGTAGTTGTTGAGAGAATCACCGACCGCTCCCATCGGATCGCGCCACCACTTGGACTTACTCCACGACTGGACCGAATCAGGCACGAGACTATTCAGCAGCCTTTCAGCTTGGGCACGACCATAGTGCCGAGTGTTGTAGTAGAGGACAAGACGCTGATTGATTGGATTTTCGAGAGACTCGACCGCCTCCGCCAGGTTGGACGCGTCCGGAAGAATGACCTCGACACCATCCGGCATCGCATACCGCTTCCAGCCTTTCGCACCCGGACCCTCCGGATTCACCAGATAGCTTTCGCCCTTTGCCGGAACGAGAGGAGGCAATTCTGATATCTGCGCGGTAGACACCATCGACTCCCGCGAATTGGGAACGAGAGCCACGCCGGGGAGAGAGACAGGGAACGACTCCGCGACCGGAGCAGGAGCTAATTGACCGGCATTCCTTGCCGCTTCCGAACGCCAATACGCCGCTTGCGCTTCATCCTTGCCGATAGAGGCTTGAACTTGGCGTATCTGAAGATCCTTCAACGCTTGCTCATCCTGAGTCTGGAACGCCTGCGCCGCACGAGACAGGTTTTGCCCTAGCTCCGCGCCGTTGAATACCGGCTGTACCGCCGGCGTATACGTCGCACCGCTGCCACCAAGCGCGAACAGAGGGTGCAGACCGGCCGCTTTCGCGTCCTCCACTTTCCACCGAATGCCATTTTGTGCGAACTCCCTTTGCAACTCCGTATTTTGCTCATTAGCCCGGGACTGCGACCGAGCACCGATCAGGGAACCAGCAATTGCAGCAGCAGCAATAGGCCACGCCATTAGCAACTCCAGGAAGACCACATATTCCGATGATAGGGGCCAGGAGCCGAGCCACGACGCCCAGCCACCCGACGAGCGAACAGCACTTGCTTACGCTGCAGACGACGAACGCATAACCGATCCTGTGGCCGAGCCTGTAGACGATTGAACGCCCGCCACGAGGCACGATTCAGATGGGCTTGCAGGGGGGAAGGTAAGGGACGAGGCCTAGCGAGCGCCGGACCCACACGCACGACCGGCGACGACCGAGGCCTAGCATGGGGGGTAGCCCACCCCCCATACCCCGGGGGATTAAAACGAGGGACGGTTTCACCGTCCAACTCCATCAACCGACGGACACCACGGGGGGGCACCTCCGGTAGCGACGAGAACTGAGTCGCGCCCCCCGTAACTAAACCGCTTTGTATGGAGTCTACAAAGTCACTAAACGGCAGAGTCCCATGCCGTACTTCCTGCTGACGCCGCTTACGCCAACGATTCACAGAACACCCTTGCGCCGAGCTTCCCGAGCTTTTAGATGCTCATATTGGCAAACGCGCTTCGCTTCACGCGCCTTAACAAACTCCGGGCTCGCCTGTTGAGCCCGATACGCCGATTCCCGCCGCCAGGTACGACGGGGATCATCCGAAGGCACCGCAGCCGCATCACGCAACCGATCGCGCAAGTAACGACCGACCGGAAACGACCGACCACCGATCCGAGAGAAGGAAGAAACGTCCAGGTCCCCGGAAGCGAGGGACCGACCACGACCAGATCGATAAAAATCCAGCCATGCACCGAGGCCGGAAACACCAATACCGGGCCGCCGCGACATGCGGGCGAACTCCGGCAGCTGGCCCAGCTCGAGACGCTCATCACCAACCTTTGTCAACTTTTTGACGACATAAGAAGCAACGTAGGCCGCATGCTCGAACACGAAGGGACGGACGGAGAAGAAGCCCTTTTGCCACCGAGTAGCGCACAGATCATGCGCGGCTGCCGCGGAGGTATCGAACAAGACGAGGTGATAGTGGGGACGATGGGTGCGCTCTCCGTATTCACCGACTCCGAAGTAACGAACGCCGATTCCCTTGGTGAACGCGCGCCAATCCGCATTGGACAGACTGTTGTTAGCCGGGAGGTGCTCATCCGAATAGGTCAGGGTTACGAAGGACGATTCCCTGAAAGCCAAGCTTTCCAAAGCAATCCTTGCGGTCCATTCCCGACGACGATTGATCCGGCACGGTAGGCATTGACCACAGCCGAACTCTTGACGGGGTCGCTTCAGCGGACGAATGCAGAGCACGGACAGTCAACGCAGTACATATCGAGTAATTAGTACTGCGGATCGATAGGGGGAGTCAATCCCTTTTTCGCAAGCGATAGCTTGCGCTCGAATTAGTCATTGTGTAGGGTGGAGGGCGGCTTGGGAGGGAAAAGATAGTGTAATAGTGGGAATTGACTTATCCACAAGTTATCCACAGACTTATCCACAGGCCGGGGGTGTTACCAAACGCCGAACCCGAAAAAAAACCCCCTATTCGGGGGTTTTGCCTTTTGGGGCCTCTACAGGGCTTTCTGAGCCCTTTTCTTTTGGATCAGGGGGTGGAGCAGGATCGACCTGCCGAACGCCTCCTAGAGCCTCTAAAGGGGCCTCAGGGATCTCATAGGGGGAGAGAGGATCGTCATCCTCATCGACCTCGAAATCATCGGCTTCCTCCCATGTTTCCTGCCCCTCAGCACTAGCCTGTTGGGAGATTTGGGTACGAACTAGACGCCGAATGAGATCCGCCAGCGGTTCCGGCCGCTGGAACCCGGCCGGGATGGCGACCGGCCGGGGATCGGGTACTTCCTGCCCGAACTCATTTTCCATCACAGGATCCTATTGGAATTGCTCCGGCTGACCAGCCGCCGAGCTTGGATGTTGTTGGACACCATGCACCACAGCGAATGCTGGGTTTGCTCCGCGAAGATCCGCTTAGTAGGCACGCACTCGACGAAGGACTGATTGAGCGTAGGCGCGCCAGAGAACGAACGACCGAGGTGCCAGTAATTGAGGATATTGCGGAACTCACCGTGTACCGAACTGAACTGGTGTTTGTACTCCGCGTACCGATCCTGATAACCGAACACCGCGCCGCCGCCATTGGCGTCCGACTCACCGTAGACCTCGCGCGAGTAAACCTCCTGCTGGCCGATCTGCTCCAGCTCGCGCTGCCAGTAATCCTCCTTAGTACGGCGCGACCACATCTTGTGCAGGGCTTCCGTATACATGGTGCGAGGACGAACCGACATGAGCGAGATGACTACACCGTGCTCCTCGAAGAACCGCCGATAACGGCGTGAACGCATCGCCGAAATACCGTGCCCGGCCATTTGACCAACACCGCCAGGTACCGGCGACCCCTCAGTAGAGCCAGGTCCCGTTTGGAGCACCTCAGAGAAGGCGATAGTTTGCTTGCCACCGCCGAGGTATTCAGGACGTTGAAGGCGAG